GTATCTGCATGCGCTGGACTCTAGATTTTAGGGATCCCAGCGATCAGCTCACCCGCGGTAGCTAAGTCAAAGGAAGCGAATTTGTCATAAGCAAGCTTGGACATGCCTGTCTTGATTCCATCGCGTAAGCCATCTATGACAGGTGACGCATACGATGCCACAGACTCGGCAAACGATGCTTTCGAGTGGCGGTCAGAGTCGGCTCTGAGGGTCACTGCTTTGTTATGCATCTGTGTACCAGGCTTGAAGCGACAAGCACGTTGGACCTGACAAGTAACACTATAAGTGTTGTTAGGCGCCAACGCAGCTCCTTCACCGGTTGAAGGTGAAAAGTCATCAATGAGTATGACCACCGAATTGTACTTTGGCGTCGCAGCTGCTTCAATAAACGTGTCATCAAAGCGGAAAGTATGCGAACGTACGAAATCAGCGGGGTAAGTGTTACTCTGGTGAGACTTTACCAAATCATGACCGGAGAGTGGCAAGCTACGTGAGGAATCACGCATCATCTCAACGATCTCAAGGAAGGTTTCCATAGTTAGACCACGAACACCATACTGCAGGTTCAGAGTATTGGCATCCCAGCTCTGAGTACCATCCAAGGGGTGGTTTTCTGAGACGTCAAACACATAGCTGCTCGTAGAGTACTTACCATCAGGTCCAACAAAGGATCCGAAGCTGTTGCGAATGACGCCAGCGAGGTTTAACCCACCGTTGTAGCGCATTATGCGCACGTCACCACCAACATTCCGGTGTTCCGTAATGTTCCTGATGCGAATCGAACCCCGCAACGGGATAGACTCTACAGCCCCTGTAACGCCAGCCGTGCCATACGGCAGCGTGTTGCCTGGTGCTAAGGAAGCTCCTTCCATGTACAAAGGCTGAGCGTCGCCGCTACCTGGTCCTTGAACCTCTTGGTAATCATGAGACCCACCACCAAAGCCTTGAAGGGCAGTGGCTTGGATCTCCTCAACCTTCACGCTGGCACGGACGCCAACAGGTGTGTTGATTTTCACAAGAGAGTAGATACTACCAAGGTGGGCAGTGCTCGCTCCAGGGTTGAAGACGATTATAACGGGATTCCCCGTGAAATTGGCAGTCTTGTAGACGCCAATATTGTCACCAGGATTAGGTTCTTGGAGAGCCGTCTGGGAAAACAGATCATACGCGAGGTTGTCAATCGGCACACGGCCCCGCACCACAGTGTGTGCGTAGCCTTCCACCAGGGTCACAGGACCCACCTGGGAGCCGACAACCATCGCCTCTGGCCTCCTGGCAAAGGCGTCGTAATGGCCCTGGCCTCTTGGAGCGAATGCCACAGATGTTGGCATGCCCCTCAGGAAACGATCCTCCCTCGCTAAAACCTGGGTGGGGATACTCCTGACCATTGAATTGGCAAGGAATTGGTTTGGGCGGCGCCGGCGGCGCTGCCCTGAACCCCGTTGGTTCTTGGGTGGCTGGTTCTTGGTCAACAGAGACGACACGCGATCCACTATTGACTGCGCGAGATTGGTGGGCACCATACGCCTGCCTGCAGGCTGGGCCGCCGACACCCGGCGTCCGCGCGGGCCGTTCAAAACATTGGACAGGTCGACCAGGTTGTTTCGACCACGGCCAGCGGGCGCCATTGTGAATGACTAACAACGAAAAGTTTGACTTTACAGAGAATGTAGGGAAGAGCATCATGGGATGCTACAAAAAGTTCTTCAAATTGGAAAACACTTGCTGACGAGTTGAATGCTTGTGAGCAAGGAAAATGAGTGCTCTTACCGATGCCGGGAGCAATTTTAAAATTTTTGTTCTGGCCACCGGACTATTGCAGCGCGGGTAGCCTTTCGTTTTAAAATGTTTGTTCTGGCCGCTGGATTATTGCAGCGCAGACGGCCTTTCAAATTTCCAAGAAGAGTAGGCAGCTTAGTGTTGTCCCTGTCAGCCTAATATGCTGTTAATCAGGGAATATACAAAAGCAGCTTAATATATGAGCGACATGTCGCTCGCGACCTTGTCCCAATCTGTGACTGCCTTCGCAGCTGGGCAATGGTTTTCAATATACCACTCCAGCCTGGTCCGGCAAGTTGTAGAATTGCGAACGGCGAGGCGTAACCCAGCGAGCTGTTCCAAAGTTGGTCGCTTGCCATGCTGGTGCATGATGACGATTTTCAGGAATAGCTTCGTTGGGTTATTGTACGATGCAGACTTCGCGAACACATTGTACAAATGGGAAGTGAACTCGATGTCTTCCGCCAGGTCACGAATCCGAATGGACTCTTCCTCATCAAGGCGGAGGCCTAAGGACTCCCATATGGCAACGATGGCTTTAGTAATCTCATCGCGGCCAATGCAATCGTCACCATTGGCTAGTGACTTTGCAACACGGCCGACTTCAGCCCAGAAACCCTCCGAGTGGGCGAACGAACGCATAAAGCAGTTCGACGCCGTCGTAGAGGTCATTCCACTTCCTACTATTCCATAAATGGCAATAGCATATAGGCTGAAGCCTGAACGCAAGATGTGAGTGCTCAAAGACAGCCCTGTGTTGTAAATTCCATACGTAAAGGCGTCCGGAGCACCTGCGCATTCAGCGCAGTGCGCCCTCCTCCAGGCATCTGTCATCATCAACGTCCTCGTAACGCTAATGTCCCAGCCACTGGCATCTAGAGAAGTAACTCCGCCAGTAGCTGGGGTCGCGGATTCAGAAGCTGCGAGGCGTTGAATGGCCTCGCAGGTGACTTCTATGGAATCGTCATCATGACCCATCCCAGAGCACGCCCCAAAATAGGGGAATTCCTCTGAGTGGGTTAAGCCCGCTTTGTAAAAGTCGATTTCCACTTTATTTTGCAAATCGTGGAAGAAGCGAATCATAAACTGTGAGCGAGCGGACGTCATCCAAATCAGCCTGTACCGTTCACTATCCAACTTCTTGTTCATGTGCACCTCATCTTTAATTTGGGCTTCTTCAGGGACTATTAATCCCGCCTCAAACATTTGCTTAGGTGTCCAAGTGGCCATGGTCCGATGGTCAGTGAGCATCATAAGTGCCACGGATAGCAAACCTCCGCGCAAGCAGTTGGGCTCCTTGACCCAGTCTCCATTGGTGAGGGAACCGGTCAATCGGCTCCAGCCTGCACATTTCTTAGCGTCCATACGCTGGTTGATGGATGTTATATAACTGATCACTTTCTGGTCCCAGTTACACGCCGGAATGGGAAGACCTTTAGCGAACTCGCGCAGATGCTCCATAGAGTACCCGCGTGTTCTGGGTTTCTTCCGTTTTAGCTGTGACAACAAAGAGGCAAGCTCGAATTCTGGTCCGAGTGGCGGCAAAGAGCCTTTAACTCGGCCAAACTCATCGACGAGCCCCCAAGCCTCAGCAAGGTCATCGGGCTCAACCAATGTGTGATTCCGACGCTTGCCAGGGGGAGGCATCGGCGGTCTGCCTATGTCTCCAAACAGGTCAAACGCTGGGTCTGACTGTGGTTTATATTGCGTCTCCGCACTGAGAAAATCTCTAAACAGCTTGCTGTTAGAGATAGCGTAATCAATTTTGCCTGTGGGGCTAAGCTTGTAGCCCACTGCTGAGATTGCATCACACCACTCTTGCACAGTGTGGGTTGAGCCCTCATGGAGCTCAATTAAAGGCCGCAGCTCAGCCTCTAGAACATGTAACTTGTCCTCTGGGGTGAGCGCTTGAACAGTCGAAAAGTCAGGCTTTTCTGGGTAATCCAGTTGCCCGTATTGGTTAATCTTCGCTGCCGCCTCAAAACTGGCAGCAGTACCGCCACTTTCCGGCATAGTAGCCTTGTAGTGGGTGCGTTTGCCAGTGACGACGCGCTCGATCCAACCGCTAACGACTGCTTGCTGCAACATCAAGCCTAAGCCAGGGGCTGCCACCTCGTCCTTTAACTCGTCGAACGTTTTCGGCGTGGTGCACGCGGCGCGCACTACTCTACCGTTAGGTGACAGTGGTTTGTTTACGAGACGCTTGCGAGCAGAACCATCACGGCTCTTGTCTCTCTTGCTACCCAACATTAAATTTAACACGGGGAGCTGAGCACACTCAGGAATGGGTTCCAGGGGAGGCGCGCTGTCTGACTCAGAAGTCGGTTCCAGAGGTTCTGAAACAACTGGTTCAGACTGTGCATCAACGTGTGATTCGCAATCGTAAAGTTGTGCGGGCTCACCGCACTGTGCGGGCTCACCGCACTTACAAACGCGAATACCGTCCTTACCCTTCCAAGTGACAAGAGACATATCACGGAGATAGTCCCAATTGCCGCAAGTTTGACAGGCATTGTATGGTACCTTCAACCCCGGAGGCTGTTCTTTGAACGTAGCTTCCGCGTCGTCGTAAACGCATTGCGTTGTCTCCTTCTTTTTATAGTGCTGCCAGAAACAAGACTTGACATCACCAAAGCCTGCCTGCAAATGACTGTCAACAGGTGACCCTTCAACATGTGAAACTGCCACGCACCCACCGCAGTGTGGGTTTATAAAGTCATTCGCAACATACCGTTCCCAACTCTCACCACCAAACACGGTTCTGCCTATGCCATCTTCAACTTCGAGAATTTCTTCCTCGAATTCTTCCACAGTAGGGTCGAATTCAGGAAACGCGTCGTTGAGACGGGCGTAAATAAACGCGTAAATGGCTTTAGAGTCCATATGTTTGCGTTGTTTACTGGCCCGGATCTTCTTGTAGGCGGCCTTGACGAGAGCCTTGCGAACTATGTCCGTTTCAGGCCACGCATCTATTGGCGGTAATACAGCTTTTGGTTGCCGTTGTTTTGCTTTAATTTGTTCACGCACAAAGGCTTCGAAAGCGCCATTCTTAGCGGCTTTCTCCAACTCGGACGGACCCCCACATTCAGCAGTAAGAGTGTATCCAAGCGTATCGCTTTGCTTCTTCAAAGCAGCAAGAGTTTCCTCGCTGTTGTCAATCGCATCGCACATCTCAACGATGTCTTTCCACGCTTGGGATTGTTCCAGAGCTGGGGGGATCCCCTGCCTGTATAATGGGCGGGGGTCTCCACCTTCGTGCTTACGCAAGACTTGAGACACCAAAGCGGGTGTAAAACCCGAATTGGCGAACTCGGTCTTGGCTTTCTCTGGCCCGCCTGCATGAACGTACAGCACTTCCTTGTCTATAGTGCGTGCGGCAGATCCTGATGTTCCAGGAAAAGACGAAGCGCTCGTATTGACAAGGCCTTTGCTCCTAGCAAGCTCAGGGTTGTTGTCAACCCTGGCTGGGTAAAAGCCGGTTTTGTTTGGGTGGTCATTGCACACAGAATAGAGCTTGCCGCACTGATTGTACGACTTCGCCGGTTTAAACTGTGGCTGCTTGACGTGCATTAACGAAAGATTGAAATCAGTCGTCACCACAACCATATCCCGTGCTGTGAGCTCCCAAGAGCCATTTTGCATGCGTTCCCAGTGATCTTCCAACACATTGGCCGTGACTTCGCCATCGAAATTGGTAATTTTCCACGACTCAATTGGATGTTTGCTGGAAAGGATGTAATCACGCAGCTTGAAGGGCACTCCGCCGTTACTGTCAGGGTGCAAGAAATTTGTCTCAACACCCAGGTCTTCGAGTTTGTACTGCATCATATGGGCTAACCCGTGCAGCACGCCAGTCAGAAAGTGGCCGCGCGGAGATTTCCAACAATCAAATATGCACGACACTTTCCACCTTTGCTCTTTAGGACATTCATACCAAATTTTAATGGTATTAAGGTGAATCTGGCCTTTCTCTACCAGCTGTCCAGGGATGCCAGCCTCCGGAATCATTCCCTTAGTAGGGCAAACGTCAGGACAACCAGCCCTGTACGTAGTAATCCGGCAAACTGTAGGATCGGCTGTTGGCACGAAATCAAAGTGGAGCTTCTGTGTGTCGATCTCCACAATATCATTACCAAGCCTAGCTGTGAATTGCCCGGCTACGATCCTTACCTGGTGAGGCTTGATCTCAAGCGGTTGGTCCACCTTGACCACACGAACTGGCATAAAATTCAGAACCATGTGGCGGTAATACAAGAAAATTAGGACCGGCAAGTACGTGATCCCGGTTGGCAGCACGTAGCGTCTGGCGAGAGCTTGTAAAACAACTTTCACCGTCAACCACGGAACCGCGAAGTGTAGGGACCGTTTCATGGCGTACTGCCGCTGTGCTTCGTAGTACTCCCCTTCAGGGGGAGTTACGATTTGCAACCGCTTGCATCCAAAGAGTCCCCGTGGCGCGCAAAGGCGTGCAGCTTGCCACAGAGACTGCCCCCAATACCCGTAGGTCCACTTGTCCAATATCATAGCAACAATAGTCAAAAGGAAGAAATCCTTGACAAATGGACTCGCAACACGTAGGATTGCAAGATCAATGCTCTTTAGGCCAGTGGTCATCACTTCTGCTCCTGGTTTGCAAAGCTTGATAGCCTGCTTTGCGACCCTACGGAGACCGTAGGTATATGCAGAATTCCAAGTAGGTGCCATCGTATCCAAAATGGTGTCGAAAGCGAAATAACTCGAAAACTGTACGGAAAGTGAGGCTGTCTCCTAACCGTAAAAGAAAATGGGAGTTCTTGCGTCCGAAGAAGGCAAGAAGAAGGATGTTGGGGGGTGGTATAATTAGAACCACAATTTGAGATCAAGTGAC